CTACAAGAGAGCAGTTCAGATAGTTAAAACCAGAATAGACCCTCTCGCAAAGTTTTTGGGAGATGAGAAGTGATGGAACCTCATGATGAATTTATTACGAGATCTGAAGTACAGGAGATGATTGATGATGCCATACGAAGACATAATCGTAATGCTTCGATTATTTCAATGTGTGTTGGTTGGGTTGTTCTTGCTCTTTTTGCTGAAGGTCTGCTTCGACTCATTGGAGTAATTCCACCAGTATTCCCATGGCTAGACATTACCCTGAAATAATAGGAATTGTTTTCCTGTTGGTTTTTGCTGCCACTATGTTCTATCAAGGAACATGCATCATGCGAGGGCAGCGTGGATATTCTCTTCGTGATTATCTTAAACAAGATAGCGAAACCATGCGTAAAAGAATAGAAGAACTACTCAAGGATAAATGATTGTTCTAACAGAAGAGGATTTAAAAGAACTGCAGCAAAGGGTTCTGCAGCTAAAGATGAATGAATTATTTGAAGAACCATCTACATATGAGGATGAAGATGACGACGACTGATTGGATTATATTTATTGAGTTCTTCTCACACATGCTTTATATGTTGATTGCATTTATGTGTGGACTTATTATTGGTTACATTGTTGGTTTCAGAAACGGAGGGATGTAATGTTTAAAACACTCTTGTTTTCCACTCTCATCTATGCTATACTGATGTTGTCTTGGATTTGTTCGCAATGATTTTTCACATTGTAGAATCACTGGCAGCAAATCCATTTTTCCTTTTTCTTTGTGGATGTGGGTTGACAATTGTTCCTTTTGCTGGTATTATGTTTATACATAGAAAAAAAGATAACGGGGTGTAGCGCAGCTTGGTAGCGCATCTGCTTTGGGAGCAGAGGGTCGCAGGTTCGAATCCTGTCACCCCGATACTGCACTTGAATTATGGATAAACTAAAATATGTCGAGTGGAATTGGAATAGTGGAATTGTTTTCACTGCATTGAAATATGAATCAGGTAAGAATGAGATTAGAGAAAATAAAGAACCTCCTCCAACAAAAGCATCTCATGATATAGCACATTTTATATGCGGATTCAATGGAGAAATGGAATGGGATTACTATAATGAACCAAACCATATATGTGAATATAATGCTGTTTTCGTTGAAGGATTGTTAGACAAATTCTCTCACTATTACTATTATAATTATCCTTTAGACGTTATGCAGAATGCTTCTGCTGTTGATAAACATATGGAATGGTTTTCTGAAGAATATTATCATATAAGTAGAGATCATCCTTCTCATAAAAATTATATTCAATTAAAAACTGAATTTTTCGAAAAATTAAATATCGAAATAGTATGCAGACATTTTATACAATTTTATCAAACTTGGTTATTGGAAAAAATTTGTGGCAATGAAAAATTCAATTTAACAATAACTATGGACTCCAGTATTGACTTTGAATTTGAACCGCTCTATAATTACCTTAACGAATCTAAAAAAATTTTACTTAAATGATTTAAATGGAAGATCTTGAATCCTTTACAGTCGAAGAGTTTCAATCAGATTTTGATAATCTAATGGCCAGAGTTGAAAATGGAGAATCATTTATTATACGAGATGGAGATAATAGTGCAGTGATAGTTCCTTACAACGAAACCATAAAGTACGCAGTAGAATCTCTTGTGGATGATGAACTGATACACATTCACACTGATCACGAAGAAGGTTCGTGATTTTATTGGGGGCATAGTTCAACGGTAGAACAGCGGTCTTATAATCCGTATTAGCGCCAGATTAGCGCGAGGTCTGGGTTCGAATCCCAGTGTCCCTATTGCTCCTTTAGCTATCTGGTGAAAGCAGCGAACTCATAATTCGCCTCAGGTGGGTTCGATCCCCTCAAGGAGCACTTGGACAGAATCAACACTGTCCACCTTGACTTCTCCAAGTCAAACCCTTATAATACTAAGGTCAACATTCAAAACAATGACTCTTACAGCAAAATTCAAGAAAGACGTTCAAACCCTTCGTGGTGCAGCAAATGGTGATTTCTACCTTGATGTAAAGAATCCGAAACTCTACAAAAAGGTTCGCCGCTACTATGAAAACGAAGGCGTAGTGTTCTCTGGTGATCCTCTGGATGATTATGAAATGCTTATGGAATATGTTCTTGCTGATCTTGAAGCAGTTGAGGTTGCATGACAACAACACGACTTCCTAAAGTTCTTCTGGAACGAGATGGATATCGTTTCGTTGAAGTTGGTATTCTTGAGATAAACGGCAAACCCGATTATCGTTTGCAAAAACAAAACTTCTATACAAAACGCTGGAATGACATTTATCTTTTTGATAATGGTCTACAATGCACTACTGCTATGGAAGATATCGAATATGCAAAATGGTTAGACCCTGATAGAGTACCTTGTTATGTTACAGACGATGAGGATGATGAGTAAATAGTCACGGATGGACTTTAACAGCACTGGTCGGGAGCAAACCCCTAATGGCAAAATCTAATGTATGCAGATACATTGGTAATATGCTTCTCTTATCGGGATATTTTTTCCTGTTATGGGGAGACATGAAGATTGGATTGTTTGTAAAATGTATTGGGAACATCTTTGTTGTTCCTTTTGCAATCAAATATAAGTTCTGGGACATTCTTTTCTTGTGTGGTTTTTATGCCGCCATTGAAGTACCAAAACTAATCCAACTTTTCCTAGTCAAGTAAAACTAGGTGGTGGAGTCAATTGACCCCTTATGAGTTTACTGCTTCTCTCAAGAGTAGTTGGTGCGGATGGGATCTCTCCCGCCTGGTTTCCAATTTCCAGCAAAAGAATTGGTGGCGAGCCTGAATTGTAGAGATGGGTTGCATAAACCCATCTTTTTTTGTATAATATATACAAAGAGTTTTAGCATAATCTATGAGTGATTATAAAAAAACGGCACTTGTTCTTGGTGCTGGTGGCTTCATTGGAAGTCACATGGTTAAACGATTACGATCCGAGGGATATTGGGTTCGTGGTGTAGACATTAAATATCCTGAATATTCTTTATCTGAAGCACATCAGTTTTTTCAAGGTGATCTAACTGATTTTTCTGTTGCTGAAAAATCAGTCGATTGTAATGGGAATACTTTTGATGAGATTTATCAGTTCGCTGCTGATATGGGGGGTGCAGGATATATTTTCACTGGAGATCATGATGCAGATGTAATGAATAATTCTGCAAGCATCAATCTTAATATCCTTCGTGCAATGAAAAATATTAATGATTTGACTGGTAAAAATAAAACAAAAATTTTCTATTCATCATCTGCTTGCATTTATCCTGAATATGCACAGATGGATCCTAATAATCCGGGACTAAAAGAAGATGATGCGTATCCAGCTGAACCAGATTCTGAATATGGTTGGGAGAAACTGTTCTCAGAGCGGTTGTTTTTCTCTTATTCTCGTAACTATGGGATCCCTGTTCGGGTTGCTAGGTATCATAATATCTTTGGCCCTGAGGGAACCTGGAAAGGTGGACGTGAAAAATCACCAGCAGCAATCTGTAGAAAGGTTGCCGAACTTCCAGAGGAAGGTGGATCCATCGAGGTGTGGGGAGACGGTCTACAAACTCGTTCCTTCTTGTTCATTGATGAATGCATCGAAGCAACAAGGAGATTGATGGATAGTGATTTCCAAGGTCCTGTAAATATTGGATCTGAAGAAATGGTTACCATTAATCAACTTGTAGATGTTGCTGCTAAAGTTGGAAATAAAGAAGTAGAAAAGAATCATATTGATGGTCCACTTGGAGTTCGTGGTCGCAACTCAAATAATGATTTGATTCGCGAAAAACTTGGTTGGGATTATTCAATGACACTTGAAGAAGGTATTTCTAAAACTTACAATTGGATCAAGGAGCAGATGAATGGTTGAGAATTTTTCTTGGGTTGAGGATAAAAAAGATAATTTTAAAGAATATGTTTTAAATCTTGCCGATGGTGATGTTGAAAATATTCTTGGTAATATTCCTTCCGGTTGGAATTATCCCCCAACAAGTCATAGAGGATTTGTTGAATGGTTGATTAATCGTATTAAACCAGAAGTTACCGTTGAACTTGGTGTTGACTATGGTTATTCATCTTTCCTGATGGCACTATGTCAAGAAAATCCTGTTTATGGTATTGATTGTTTTGATGTTTCTGTTCATGGTCCTCGTGAAGATGATGACTATAACTTTGTGATGTCAGTCAAGGAAAAACTTGGTCTTGATAACCTTGAGATTATCAAAGGTTATTTTGATGATGTGGCAAAAACTTGGGATAAGGAAATAGATCTCTTACATATTGATGGTCTTCATGACTATGATAACTGTAAGAATGATTGTGATACTTGGGCTCCTTTGGTAAAAGAAGATGGTGTAATTCTTTTTCATGACACAGTTTCAAATCCCGATGGCGCAGGACTTTTCTTTGCTCAACTAGAAGTTCCTAAAGTTAATTTTACTAATTCATTTGGTCTTGGTGTTGCGTCAAACAATGCTAAACTGATTCAAGAAATCAAAGAAACTTTCAAACTATGATTAAACTTATAATTCTTGATGTTGATGGTGTCATGACAGATGGCACCAAATATTATGATCGCGATGGAAATGTAGTTCTCAAAATTTTCTGCGATAAAGATTGGACTGCAATTAAAAGATTTCGTGCTATTGGTGTCCCAGTGGTCTTTATTACTGGAGATCCTTACAATGAAATGATTCTCAAGAATAGAAATTTGCCAGTTGTTGTAAATCGAGGTGAAGGTTTTCATAAGGATAAAGTAAACTATCTTGCAGAAATTCTTGAAGATTTTGATTGTCTTGCTGAAGAGGTTGTTTATCTTGGTGATGATCTTTTTGATATTGGAATTATGAAAGAAGTCGGCCATTCTTATTGTCTTCTAGATTCTCCAAGAATGGTTAGGCAGGTTGCAAAAATTTTAGATTGTAATGCTGGAGAAAATGCAGTAATGAAATTATTTGATTATTTGGAGATTAATGGACTAATTCCAATAGTTCCTTATAATGAAGTAATGTCTAAAATTTATGATCTTGATGTTAAGGAAAAGTTTTAATGAAAGATATTTCTCTTTATGGACATTTGACAATTGATACAATCCTAGATGGAACTTCTGAAAAGAAAAGTTTAGGATCGATGGCAAATGTTTGGAAATCTTTGTTAGAGATTGATCCTACACTTAACATTGGACTTTCACCTATTGATGTAGGGCAAGCACTTATCTATGTTGATAAGTCAGCAGCACAAAGATACTCAAAAGCAAATTTAAATCTTGTTCAGCACAGAGCAAAAATATTTGATTCTAAAATACATCACCTCATTTATTTGAATGAGATGACCATTCATGACTTTATACCTGCACTCGATGGCATAATTACTGCGGATATTTGTCCTGGAAAATCTGTAAATAAAGATCTTCTCAAATTTGTGGATTATCTTTTTATTTCTGATGAAGATATTGATGGTGATTTATCTGATTATGTTGAGGCAACAAAAGGATATGTGATACTTCATAGTTCTTCTGGCAGTGTTGTTTCAGATGGAGAAGATGAATTCTTCTATAAGTTACCTGAAGAATTGATGTTAAAAGGTGTCAATGTTCTTGGAGCAGGTGACACATTCGCTTCTTGCTTCCTCTATAAATTATTAGGAGGAAATGGAAGTATTCAAAACTGGATTGAATTTGCTCATTTAAAGACGACTGAAATTATTAGGAATTCGATATGAAACCAAATATTCTTGTTCCGATGGCGGGACTTGGTAGTAGATTTATTAAAGAAGGATTTAAAGTACCAAAGCAGTTAATCAATATTAAAGATAAACATCTGATTGATATTTCTTTGGACTGTCTTGACTATAAGGATTGTAATCTTATTTTCGTAGTCAGGGACGAAACTGTTTATAATTTTCATATCGATGAACTTTTAAAGAAAAAGTTTGGTGATGATATTAAAATTGTAGTTCTTGATAAACTTACTGATGGTTCAGTTTGCAGTTGTCTTTACGCTGAAGAATATATTGATAATGATGCTCCACTTGTAATTCATACACTTGATATTGAATTTCGTCCAGTGTTTAATCCAAATACAATGAATGATTTGGATGCAGATGGCCTTCTTCTCACTTTTAAATCAAACTCAGCAAATTACAGTTATGCTGATATTGATGAGGATGGTTATGTAAAGAGAACTGCAGAGAAGAAAGCAATTAGTTCCAATGCATGTGTTGGTATCTACGGATTTAAGAAGGGTTCTGATTTCTGCAAATATGCAAGAGAAATGATTGCAAAGGACATTAGAACCAAGAACGAATTCTATATTGCTCCACTATATAATCTTCTTGTTGATGATGGCAAGAAAATTGTCACCTCAACTGTTGACAAGATGCACGTCTTTGGAACACCTGATGAGTTCCATTTTTATAAAGAGAATGTAATTCGTAAGGTTGGTGACAAACCAATTGCAATTTGCTCAGACCATTCTGGTTTTGAAGCAAAAGAAGAATTCAAACATATTCTCGAAAAGCACAATCTTGAGTATATTGATTTTGGTACGATCCTTAATAAGGATTGTGATTATAGCGATTACATTGCACAAGCAGTTAAAGCAATTGCTGAAAGGGATTGTGATTATGGATTTGGTTTCTGCCGCACTGGTCAAGGTGTAAACATCTGCGCTAACAAATATAAAGGTATTCGTTCTGCGTTGATTTATGATGAGTTTGCAATGGAAATGGCCATTAGACATAACTGTGCAAACTTCTTTGCGATTCCTGCTAAAGATTATACTATTGGAAAATTAGATAAGTATTTGGAAATCTGTTCCACAAATAGTTTTGATGGAGGTAGGCATCAAATTCGTATTCAGGAGTTGGAGAAATGAAGCAAGCAAATATTGCAGATTTCAAAGCAGGATGGTTTGTTGGTGACTTTGAACCATCTATTTTCAAAAATCCATTCTTTGAAGTAGCACACCATAAACATAAAAAAGGTTGTGAAACATATCCCCATACTCATAAAGTTACTAATGAGTTGAACTATATTGTTTCTGGTGAACTTAAAGTTAACGGCAAGATTATGATTGCTGGTGATATGTGGATTTATGAACCTAATGAAGTATCTGATGTAGAATTTCTTGAAGATTCTGAATTGATTATTGTCAGATGGCCATCTATTCCTTCCGATAAGTACATAGTATGAAACTAATTGCGCACAGAGGTAATACTAAAGGACCTAACCCATTAGAAGAAAATAAGATAGAGTATATAGAAAAAGCAATCTCAGAAGGTTATGATGCTGAGATTGATCTTTGGTATTTTGATAATAACTTTTATCTTGGTCACGATGAACCACAATATAAGATATCTGCTTTGTGGTTATATCAGATTAAGGACTTTCTCTGGATTCATTGTAAAAACCAAGAAGCACTTGAAAAGATTTCAAACTCTCCGGTGGACTATAATTATTTTTGGCATGACAATGATCGATATACATTAACAAGTAAGGGATATATCTGGTCTTATCCTGGACAAGAGTATAGTTATAAGTTTGTAGTTGTTATGCCTGAAAAATGTGATCTATTAAAGTTTTATGGAAATGATGATATAATTGATATGAGTGATTATTATTGTTATGCTGTTTGTAGTGATTATGTGAGTAAAATAAAATGACATCGACACTTGTTCCAGTTTTAAAAGAACTAACAGTATATGAAAAAGTAAACGTAATTGATGTTGGATCTGCCAGAGCGTCTTTCCTCAAAGAACTAAAAAAAGTTTATAAGAAAGAAGTTTTTTCTATTGGAATAGATCCTATTGACCATGGCGTTGGTGAAATTTATAGCAAATTTTACAACGTCTGTGTAGATAACGTGGATGTTCCTACAAAGGTTGAATTTTTCAAAAATATGGGTGACGACCAAGCATCCTCATTATTTTTTAAAGATGGTAAAAGTTTAGGTGAGAGGGATGTGTTAAACCTAAACAATATTATCAAGGATGACTTGCCCAAGGAAACAATTCACTTTATTAAGATAGACGCTGAGGGAAAAGATCTTCATATTGTAAAATCTTTGAAAGAAGATACTCTATCTAGAATTGTGTTTATAGCAATTGAATGTGTTCAATCATCCCCAAGATTTGAAGAAGAATACACTAAAGGGCAATGTATAGATTATTTTGAATCTATTGGATTTGATATGCACTATTGTTATGACACAAACAATGGATCGGGCATTAGTGATGTGGTATTTAAAAATAGGAGTATTTCATGAAAGTAGCATTATGTTTATCGGGACAACCAAGAGTTGTTGATGTTGGTTTTCACAAATTAAACCAAGCAATTCTTCAGCACAATGATGTTGATGTTTTTATTCATACTTGGTTTGATCCAGAAAACCTGAGCACAAACTCAGTCATTCCTGGAAGAGAAGCACATCGGCTAGATCCACAAGCAATTGATAAGTTGGTCCACTATTATCAACCCAAAAGGATAATGGTCGAGAAACCAAAGAAGTGGACAAGACGATATGAGTTTCCTGATAAGGTCTTTACTCATTCGCATACATGGGCACTTGAAGTTCCTGCAGGATTGGAAGTAGCAAAGGATTACATTTGCGATACCACGAACAGTATGTTCTACAGTATTATGATGTCTAATCTTTTAAAGGAACAATATTCGGTGGAAACTGGGACTGAATATGATTTGGTGATAAGAAATAGAATTGACTATTCACCTCATGTGGTGTTAAAATTAGATGAGGTATCAGTAGACGATTCTACATTAATCTATCAAGATCTATACCAACCAGATGGCATGATCAGTGACTGGTTTGGTATGGGTACAACAAATACAATGAATGTATTCTGCGGAGTTTACAATCAAATTGGTCAACTTATCAGACAGTCAAATGAGATTGATGGGTATTGGTGCAATGAACTCCTACTGAAGCATCATATTGCAAACAACAAAATTAAAGTAAACCCTGTAGATTATCAAGTTCATTATTAATATGAAGAAAGCACTCATTACTGGCATTACTGGACAAGATGGATCCTATCTTGCAGATCTTCTTTTAAGTAAAGGATATCAAGTTCATGGTATTATTCGTAGAAATTCTACATCAGATTGTACAGATAGAATTAACTATCTTCTAGGCAATCCTAAGATTACTTTACATTATGGTGACCTGACGGATTTTTCTAATATTACTTCTATTATTCAGGAAACTAGACCAGACGAGATCTATAACCTTGCAGCACAAAGCCATGTAAAAGTTTCATTTTCTAATGCACTTTATACTGCAGATGTTGATGCTCTTGGTGTCTGTCGTATTCTGGAAGCACTTAGAGTTCTTGGTATGATTAATACTACCAAGTTTTATCAAGCAAGCACTTCCGAAATGTATGGATTGGTTCAGGCAATTCCGCAAAGAGAAGATACTAAGTTTCATCCACGTTCTCCATATGGTGTAGCAAAATTGTATGCTCATTGGATTACTAAGAACTACCGTGAAGCATATGGACTGTTTGGTTGCAGTGGTATTCTTTTCAATCATGAAAGTCCACGTCGTGGTGAAACTTTTGTGACTCGAAAGATTACCAAGACACTTGCAGAAATCAAGAATGGTAAGCGTACTGCACCACTTGAACTTGGCAATATGGATGCAAAGCGTGACTGGGGACATGCAAAGGATTATGTTGAAGCAATGTGGTTAATGCTTCAAGCAGAAGAACCTGATGACTATGTTGTTGCTACTGGTGAACAGCACTCTGTTAGGGAGTTTGTTGATATCGCTTGCAGACACTTTGGATTTGATATTGAGTGGTCTGGTAAGGGTGTTGAGGAAGTTGCAACTATCAAAGGAACTGGTGAGGTCCTGGTAAAAGTTAATCCTGAGTTTTATCGTCCTGCTGAAGTTGACTCTTTGGTTGGCGATCCTACATACACCAAAGAAAGAATTGGTTGGAAACCTAAGTATTCCTTTGCAGATCTGGTAAAAGAAATGTGTGATAGTGATTTGGAGTTGACGAAATGAAAACGAAAATTGTTTTCTGGGTAGAGAATAAACCCTATCAAACTTTTTCATACATCTACGCTGGAATGAAGAAGGCATTTGAGCGTTTGGGATGTGAGACCTATTGGTTTAGTGACCAATCTTTTCCATCACCATCTGAGTTTGATTATTCCAACTGTGTTTTCTTTGTAGATAATCAAGGTCCCCTTGATTATAATGTACCTATTGTTGATAGTGGAATTTATTTTGCATATGATAAATTTACTAACGTCAACAAATACCTTGATAAAGTTAGGTGTTTGGTAAACTATCGGGTTGCTGAATTTAAAAAACCAATCCCTGATGATGATCGTTATGTTGAGATTGAAAAGGGTGTGACCTTTGATACTCAAGCACCAGAACCATACAATGTTGTATATTTCAGTTGGGCTACAAACTTAATGCCTGAAGAAATTGATTTGGATTGGGTTAATAAAGAGCGTAACAACGAATATAATTTTGTAGGAACAATTCATGCACCCAGACCAAATGCTGAACCACTTCATCAACAGTTTATTGAAATTGTAAAGAATAAAGGTATTCCATTTAATCATTATGATCCAAATGTAAATCCTGCAACTGATGAAGAACATGTTGGTATTCTTCAGCGTTCAATGTTTGTTCCCGACTTTAGACCACAGGAACAGAAAGATAATTGGTATCTTCCCTGTAGGGTTCTAAAAGCAATCAGTTATGGTTGTCTTGCTGTTTCTGATGCACCTTATCTGAAACACTTTATTGATGATAGTATTTTAACTTCGGAGAATGCTCAGGAAATTTTCGATCTTGGTATGGAGAATCAGAATAACAAAGAACTTATTCTTCATCAAATGGAGATTGTAAAGCGAGACCATACTTATCTAAATCGTTGTAAAGGTATTCTTAAAATTGTGGAGCAGGTTAGAGGTCAATGATATTTGTAACTGGTGCAGCAGGATTTATTGGTAGTAATTTTGTTCATTATCTAAAACAAAAAACAGAAGAGGAAATTATTGTTCTCGATAAACTTACATATGCTGCGGATTTAAATAATCTAAAACCACTCAATACTCAAGTTATTCAAGTTGAATTGGAAGATCGACTTTGGTTGAAACAAATCTTTGATGAATACAGGCCCTCAAAGATTTTTCATTTTGCCGCAGAAAGTCATGTCGATAACTCTATTAAAGATGTTACACCATTTCTGTATACGAATGTAATTGGAACCACAAATCTTCTTCGTTGTGCCATGGATTGTGATTTAGAAATGTTTCACCACATTTCAACGGATGAGGTTTATGGTTCACTTAGTTACGATGATCCTTCTTTTACTGAAGAAACACCATACGATCCACAGAATCCATATTCAGCATCTAAGGCCGCAAGTGATCACTTTGTAATGGCATTTCATAATACTTTTGGTCTTCCAGTAAAAATTACAAACTGTTCTAATAATTATGGACCAAGACAGAATGTAGAAAAACTCATTCCAAAAACAATTACTAATATTCTTCAAGGAAATAAAATTCCCGTGTATGGTAAAGGTGAAAACATTCGTGATTGGATTTATGTAGAAGATCACTGCGAAGC